AGGCCAAGCCCGATCTCGACCTGCGCCAGGGCGGCAAGGCGCTCATTGAACGGCGCCTGATCGAAGCCCTGGCGAAGAATACCGAAGGCTTCGACCGGGCCGACGCGACGGAAGTGGCGACGCTGCTGTTGCGGCTCGATCGGCTGGAGCAGATGGGCCAGCAGGTGCAGATTCAAAAGGACCGGCTGGAGCTGATGAAGCAGAAGGTGCAGACAGCCGTGGCGAAGGTCGAGGAGATCGGAAAGGCGAAGAACCTGGATCCCGAGACGCTCAAGATGATTCGAGAGGAGATCTACGGGCTCACGCCCGCAGCCTAATCATGCCGGCCATTCACCTGACGCACTACCAAAAGGACTCGGCGAGTGTCCGGGCGCGCTTTCGGCTCAAGCGCTGGTGCCGCCAGTCCGGCAAGACGTTCGAAGAAACGCGCGAGATCGCCGACGAGATGTTCGACCATCGCTGCGGGTGGGTGATCCTGTCGCGCGGCGAGCGCCAGTCGAAAGCGAACATGGAAGCGCTGACGACGCACTGCAAGGTGTACGACGCCGCGGCGAAGGTGATCGAAGACACCTGGCGCGGCGACGCCGGCGACTACCGCACACTGAACATCAAGCTGCCGAACGGCTCCTGGGCGATGGGCATTCCGGCCAACCCGGACACGGCGCGCGGCTGGTCGGCGAACATCTATCTCGACGAGTTCGCGTTCCACAAGGACAGCCGGAAAATCTGGACGGCGCTCTTCCCGACCGTCACGCGCGGCTACAAGGTCCGCATCAGCTCGACACCGCAAGGCAAACAGAACAAGTTCTACGATCTCGATCAGGACTGGTCCCGCCGGATGGCCGACGGGAATGCGCACTATCACACCAGCAAGCTCGACATCGTCGACGCGGTCGCGCAGGGCCTCGAACTCCGGGACGAAGAGGGGCAGCTCACCACGCCGGAGCAGCTGAAGGACGCCCTGGGCGACGACGACGCCTACGATCAAGAATACATGGTCCTCTACCTCGACGAGGCCACGGCCTATCTCACGTATGAGCTGATCGCGGCCTGCGAAGATCCCGAGCTCCTCGACGAGCCGTTGTGGCTGCCGGTGCTCTTGGCGAAGGCCGAGGAGCTGCATCAGATCTATCTGAAGACCGGCGAGATGCCGCCAAGCTTCGCGCTGCTCGATCCGGCGCTGATCGACGCCGAGCATCTCTACCTGGGAGGCGACATCGGCCGTAAACGCGACTCCACGGTGTTCTGGGTCAATCGCGATCGGCAGGGCGTGCAGGAGACGGTCGCCGTCATTCGCTTACGGAAGACGCCGTTTTTCATTCAACGCGCCGTGCTCTTCTCGCTGCTCGCGCATCCGAACATGCGGCGGGCCTGCCTCGATCAAACCGGCCTCGGCCTGCAATTGGCCGAAGAGGCCATCGAGCAATTCGGCGCCAGCAAGGTCGAGGGCATCGACTTCACGATCGCGAACAAGGAAGTGCTCGCAACCGGGATGAAGCAAAAGATGGAAGACCGCATTCCGCGGATCCCGGCGGAGCCCTACATTCGGAACAGCCTGCACAGCGTCAAGAAACTCCCGACCGGGACCGGGCACTTTCGTTTCGACGCCGAACGCACCGACGCCACCGGCCACGCCGACGAATTTTGGGCCGCCGCCCTGGCGCTCCATGCGTCCTCCTCGTCCGGCCCGCCGGCGGCCTTTGCCACGAGCGACTCGGCCTGGCCGGAGCGGGATCGCCGGGTGGGCGGCCTGGTGACGGCCCGAACCGGCGGGCTCGTGGGGGCCGGAATCGGCGCGGCCAGGGAATCCTGGCGCGCGCGCTACGGGCGATTTGGGCTGGGATCAGACGGGAGGACGGGGCGATGACCGACGAGCGGGACGATCGAGCCTCTGCGGGGCAGCTGGAACCCTGTACAGAGTTCAAGTGTGAGCAGTGCGGGATGCCGTTCGTGCCAAAAAATCGGAATGGGGTGAAGGCGCGGTTCTGCAAGCCGGAATGTTCCGTCGCCTGGCACAACGCCCAGCGTCTCAAAGGCGCGGCGCTCTTAAAGGGGAAGCACCCCCTGCGCAAGCGGGCGCCCGTTCGTCTCCTTCGGAAGCCCCGCACGCTGGATGAACTGTCGGCGGCGGAGGGGTTGCCGCCCGGCTGTTATTCCGCCGGTGCGCTCGCGCGAGTGGCGGGCCGGAAGGCGGGGCAGGACACGCTGGCCGATCTATTGGCGGCGGCGCGGCGGGTCGGGTTGACCGCGGACAGTCCGCAGGTGACGGCCGCGCGAGCGGCGAAGGCGCAGGAGATCACGGGATGAACTGGGCCTCGATCAAACAGCGGGCGGCCGAGCGGCTGTTCGGCGAGGAAATCCGTCGCCGGGAAGCGGAGGCGATGGCCGCGGCGGAGTACTGCCAGCAGGCCGCCGCAGAGGTGCGCGTGCAACAGGCCGTGATGCAGATCCGGCAGGCGCTGCCGTCGTTGGCGACGTGGGAGCCCTCGATGGCGGGTTTCCGCCGCTTCACCGGCCAGCACGATCTGCAAAGCACGTTGCGCGACCTCGCGCCGCTCGACCAGGAGCGCCAAGCGCACATCGGCCATTATCTGTTCGCCACCAATCCGATGGCCAAGTGGCTGGTCAAAATCGGCGTGGCCTATCAGTTGGGCGGCGGCGTGACGCTCGCCGCGGACGACGACGAGGTGCAGGCGCTGCTCGACGCGTTCTGGCACGACCCCGTCAATCAATGGGACGTGAAGCTCCCGCGGAAACTGCAGGACCTCGGCATCTTCGGCGAGCAGTGTTGGCCGCGATTCGTCGCGCCCGGCACGGGCCGCGTGCGGCTCGGTTATCTCGATCCCACCTTGATCGGCCAGGTCGTGCTCGATCCCGACAATGCCGAGCAGCCGATCGGGATCATCACGCGCACTTGGACGAACGTCGTGAACGTACCCGAGCGGCGCTACCGCGTGATCCTCGGCATCGACGAGGACGAACTCACGCCGCTCGCGCAGCAGATCCGCCGCGACTTCACCGACGGCGACTGTTTCTATTTTGCGATCAATCACGTCTCGAACGGCTCGCGCGGCATCTCCGATCTCTACGACAAAGCCGACTGGCTCGACGGCTACGAGCAATTCATGTTCAACCGGCTGGAGCGGGCCGATCTGGCGAACCGCATCGTGACGGACGTGACGATGACCGGCGCCACGCAGTCGGAGGTGGACACCTATCGCGACAGTTTCAAGCTGCCGCCGCCGGGCGGCGCGCACATTCACAACGACAAGGTCGCGATCGACATGAAGGCGCCCAAGCTGGAAGCGGCCGATGCGTCGATCGACGCGCGGCTCTTCCGCCATCAATGCCTCGCCGGCTTTCCCGAGCACTGGATGGGCGGCGGCGGCGACGTGAACCGCGCCACGGCGAGCGAAATGGACGAGCCCACGTTCAAGCTCTTGGAGATGGCGCAACACTACACGCAACACATGATCGTGACCGTCTGCACGGATCAGATCCGTCAGGCCAAGCGCGTGGGCGCGCTCCGGCAGTCGGCGAGCGAGACCTTTACCGTGCAGCTCCCGGAAATGGTGAAGGCCGACATGGGCAAACTCGCCGAGACCTACGAGAAGGTGAGCACGACCTCCACGGCGAACGTGCGCGACGCGCTCATGACGAAGGAAGAGGCGCGGCGGCTGATTGCGCTCACGGTGAAACCGCTCGGCGTGGAGCTCGCGCCGATGGACCAGCAGGCGCTGGAGGCGCTCGAAGAGGCCCAGCGCGAACGCTTCGAATCGCAGGATTATCGCGAGGCCGGTGAAGCAGGGAACGAGCAACCGGGCAAGGTCGTCGATTTGGACAGAGAGAAGGGGCAACGCCGTGGCCGAGGGTGACGACGTGAAACGGGCGCAGGAGGCGAAGCGGCTCGCGCAGCAGCGCCAGGCCCAGGCCGGCGTCCAGCGTGTGATCCGGATCCTCGAAGAGACGCGCCGCGAGCTCGTCGGCGAGGTGGCCGACAGCGACTGGGACCGCACGGTGCTGCCGCGTCTCCTCACCAACGTCGATCGGGCGCTGGAGTCGTGGCGGGCCAAGATGACGGAACTGACGCAGGAGGGCCAGGCCGCGGCCTTCGCAGACGGCGCAGCGCACGAGACCGTGCTGGGCTCGATCGGCATCGATGCGCTCCTGCCGGATCTGCCCGAGTCGATGCTGCGCACGTTCCAGCAGCAGGTCGGGCAGACGATCCGCGGCGTGACGGCCGACGCGAAGCAGCAGATCGATCGCATTCTGACCGGCACGCTCACCGCCGGCGGCTCCCGCGAGGAGGCCATCCAAGCCATCAAGGCCGCACTCATGCGGCAGCCGATTCAGGTCAGCGCGCGCGGTCGGTTCCGGACGATCGAAGCCCGGGCGCGGTTCATCTACCAGCATGAAGTCGGTCGCGTGTTCGCGACGGCGCAGTATTTTCGCCAGGTGCAGGCGATGCAATGGAACCCGGAGCTCCGCCGCGTCTGGCGGCATGTGGGGCATCCGCGCCTGCCGCGCGTCGACCACATTGCGATGCATGGGCTGGAAGCGGGCCGCGAGGAGGACTTCGTGAACCCGATCACGGGGAACGCGTTACGGTTTCCCCGCGATCCGAACGGCGACATCAGCGAAACGGCCAACTGCACCTGCGACGTCGTGCTGTGGCGGCCGTTGTACGGCGACAAAGACGAGTATCTCGGCGCCCCCACCACCAGCGCGGTCGCAGCGGCCGCCTAACCACCAAGGAGGACTCATGAGCGAACCAATCAAAGAGCAACCGACTCCGCCGGCGAACCAGAGCGGCGGCGGCACTCCGCCGGCACCGGTCGCCCGCGACAGCGCGAAGGCGGCCGACGAAGCGATGGTGCGCGCGGCGATCAAGGACTTGAAGTTTCAGACCAACAAGAAAATCGAGAAGGAGGGCGAGTCGCCGCGCTACGTCCCGTCCGAGCGGCCGATGACGATGCGCGACGTGTTGTCCTGGAGCCGCCAGGGCAAACGGCTCGTCGTGGTGACGGCCGACGGCCGGAAGCATCGGTTCGACGCGGACGAGTAATCACCGAGTCCACGAGAAGGAGGCGCCATGTCAGCCAGCCCGTCCATCCGTATCCAGCAAGCCGAGACCCCGTCGGCCTTCACGCGCGCCCGACTCGTGCAAGTCGACGGCGCGGACGGCTGGCAGTGGCAGGTGCTGATCATCAAGCCCGGCATGGGCGCGAACCGGCAGTATTTCCCGGCGGCCACGCTCAAGCAGGCGGTCAAGAAGTTCGACGGCGCGCGGGTCTTTTGTTTGCCGGACGGCCAGCACTCGAAATCGGGCGATAAGTCCGCGCAGCACATCGTGGGCTGGATTACGGAGCCGCACTGGGAGGAGGGCCAGGGGCTCACCGGCCGGCTCACGCTCATGCAGAGCGCGGGGTGGCTGCGGCAGAACCTGCTCGATTCGCATGCGAAAGGTAAGCCGGATTTGTACGGGCTCTCGATCGATTGTCCGGGACGAGGGAAGCCCGAGCTGATCGAGGGGCAACAGGCAATGGTCGTGAAAGAAGTGCTGGACCCGGTGACGGTCGACGTGGTGTGGAATCCCGGGACTCCCGGCGGATTTCAACGGGTGTTGAATGCAGTGCAACTCACCAAGGAGGAACGCATGAACAGAGAGGAACTCATCAAGGTGTTGCAGGCCAAGCGGCCGGACCTGCTCGAAGGCAAGGACGTGGCCGCAATCTCGATGGAGGACCTCTCGGCCCTCCTGGAGAAGGCGCTGGCCGAGCCCGCGCCGGTGGCGCTCAAACAAGCGGTGGATCTGGCCCTGAAGCAGGCCGAGGCCGACAAGGCGAAAAAAGACAAAGCGGACGCCGAGCGCGCGAAGCAGACCGGCGGCCTCTCCGATGACGACCGGACGACGCTGCGCCAGGCGAAGGTGCTCGCGTGGAATCAGCAGGCGGTCGAGCGCATCACGCAGAGCCAGTTGCCGGAGAAGATGCAGGACAGTTTGCGGGCGCGGTTTCTCGATGAGCCGGGCGAGCTGGTGAAGCTCGATCAGGCCATCAAAGACTATCGCCAGCTCTACGACGGCCTGTCCGAGGAGGGCAAGGTGAAGGGGCTGGGCTTCGCGCACAGTCTCTCGTCCACGCCGCAGATCGAGCGGCTGCAGCAGGCGATGGACAAAATGTTCGGCCTGGACGTGAAGGGCGACGAAGCGCCGTTCCTGTCGATTCGCCAGGCCTATGTGCGCATCACGGGCGATGTCGAATTGAACGGGCGCTCGACCTTCAACGAGGCCGTGCTGGCCGGGATGATGCGGGCCGCGCAGGCCTTCCATCACGCGGCCGAACTGCCGAACGGCAATATGAAGGAGGGCTTCTTCCGGATCGAGCAGGCGCAGCTGGCCGGCGTGTGGCCGCTGATCCTCGGGAACTCGATGTATCGCCGGCTGATGAAGAAGTACGACATGCCGGACTACGGCGAGGACCGCCTCATCTCCACGGTGCGCAGCGCCGCCGACTACAAGACCATCGAGTCGATGCGGCCGCACACCACGGGCGATCTGCCGGTGGTGGTCGCCGATGCCGACTATACGGAAATGGCGCAGGCCAACGAAGAGGGCGTGAGCTATGCCGTCGCGACCCGCGGGCGGATCTTGACGATCTCCCGCCGGGTGATCATCAACGACGATCTCATGGCCGTGCTCCGGCTGGTCGACGATCAAGGCGAGGCGGCGCGCCGCACGCATGCGCGCTTCGTCTGGGCGTTCTTCATGAACAACGCCACCTACGACGGCGACGCCGTGGCCTGGTTCCACGCCTCGCACGGCAACTTGGGCTCGACCGCCTTGACGGCGAACGCCGCCGGGGTCGCGGCCCTCACCGCCGGACTCGACGCGCTGATGAACATGACGGCGCCGGGATCCGGCGAAAAGATCGGCGCGGCCTGGTGGAACGCGAAGCCGGTGCTCGCGGTGCCGACGGTGCTGCAGAGCGTGGCCAAGCAGATCAATCAGTCGAGCGGCATCCCCGGCGCCGCCAATCAAGGCGACAACCCGGTGTACAAGCTGTTCGGCAACCCTGAAGCGCCGGAGCGCATCGTCGTGAATCCCTTGTTCACCGATGCCACCGACTGGGGCGTGTTCCGGCAGGCCGGCGAGATCGGCCTGGTCGAGATGGCCTATCTCCGCGGGCAGCAGAAGCCGGAGATGTTCGTGGCCGACAATCCCTCGATCGGCCAGATGTTCCTGGCGGACAAGACCCAGTTCAAGATCCGCCACGAATACGGCGGCGAATTGGAAGACTTCCGCGGCGGCTACAAGGCCGTGGTGGCCGGATAACCCGAGTGAGTGAGGGGCGGGCGCCGTCGCCCGCCCCGCTGACGCGACGAGTGCACGACGCACCGGTTCGAACTTTTGAGAGGAGGAACAGAATGACGATGCAACCATCCCGCGAGTTCAAGCTCCTGGGCCTGTTTGTGCTCATTGGCGCGTTGGCCTTGGCGACGCTGCTGCCGATGGTGCCGCAGCCGTTGGCCGCAACCGACAACCCGGCGCAGGGCGCACCGGGCTACTACGTCGTGAATCTGCATTTCGACAGCCAGCTCACCGCCTCCGTCGCCGACAAGGCGCAATGGAAAGCGCCCTGGCCGTCGAAACTGATCGCGATCAAATGCTCCGGCCGCGCCTTCGGCGGATCCGGCGGGCCGACCTACACCTGGACGTTACAGGAAGCGGCCGGTACCGCCGCCACCTGTGCGCCGACGACCGCGGCGACCGAAGTCGAAGGCACCATCTCGGATGCCGACATCGCCGACGAGGCCAGCCTCACGCTCGACTATGCGAGCACCGGCACCTCGCCGACGGCCGACGACATGAACGTGATGTTGATCTTTAAGCGGCAGTAGCGGGTCATTGACGCGTTCGCGTCGCGCACGCGGCGCGGAGCCGATTGACCGTGTGCCAGGAGCCTCGGCTCCTGGCCATCGGTGAACCGGCAGGACAGGGGCAGGCGGCGCGTCTCGGCGCGACGCAGGGTGGGTGGGGACAAACGAGAGGCGATCATGGGCAGTACGCTCGCGACATTCGGCATCCTGTTCGACGATCGCGTGCGCGACGCGGCGTCGAGGATCACGGCGGACGCCCGCGCGCGGGCGATCGACGCGGCCGTCTCGCGCTACACGCAGGTGCGTCCGGCGGTCGCGGTGAAGGATTATCCGGGCGACGGGGCGACGTTCGACTTTGCGTTGCCGCTCGATTGGGAAGAGGGCTTCTCGACCATTCCCGAGGGCCGGCTCGAGTATCCCGCGGGGGAGCGCGAGCCGCGCTATTTGGAGCGCGACGCCTGGACGTTCTATCGGGCGCCGGCGGGCACAGTCTTGCGGCTGACGCGGGACACGCCGGCCAACGGGAAGACGCTCCGGGCGACGTACACGACGCGGCACACGGTCGATGCGACGGGTTCGACGATTCCCCTGTTGGACGAAGGCGCCGTCGCCGATCTCGCCGCCTCGATCGGGCTGCGGGGGCTCGCCGCGTTCTACGCGAACACGCAGGATCCGACGATCGCGGCCGACGTCGTGAACTACCGGAGCAAAGCGGAGGAGTACAGCCGGCTCGCCGATAAGCTGGAAGGGCAGTACCGCGCGCACCTGCGGCTCGACAAGCAGACGGAGGCCCGCGCCGCGTCGGCGTTTACCGACGACGATCAAGAGCCGACGCATCGGCTGGGCAAGCTCACGCATCCGAACGAGACTCGGTGACTCGCATGGCGTCGTTACGATTCGAAATCACGAAGCGGCCGACGGTGCACCCGGAGGAATTGGAACGAGCCGTCCGCGGCGCGTTCGAAGAGAGCGGCCCGGTGATCGAAACCGCCGTGAAAGCGGAAACCCCGGAAGGCGTCGGCGGGCAAGCGGGCTTGAAAGGTTCGCTGTTCACCGAGATCCGCACGCAGCCGGCGTTCGTCGAATCGCTCACCAGCTCGCCGCTCGTCTATGCGGCGCCGGTGGAGTTCGGCCGCCGGGCCGGCCAGACGATGCCGCCGCCGAAGGCGCTCGTGCCCTGGGTGGAGAAGTTCATTCCGCTGAAGCCGGGCGAGCAGGCGCTGTCGGTGGCCTACGCGATCGCGCGCGCCATCGGGATTCGCGGCACGCGGGCCTGGCGGCAATCGCCGCCGGGCGTGCGGATGTTCCAGCGTGGCTTCGAGAAGGTGCAGGGATTGGTCGAGCGGATCTTCGCCGACCGCGTCCGCGAGGGCGCGATCAAAGTGATCCGGAACTAGGAGACGAGGGACGGTGAGCCAAACCATTCGCAGCGCCATTGCCGCCGTGATTGCCGCCGCCGATCCGACGGCGAAGGTCCACGACTACGAGCGCTGGACGAATACGCCGGAGGAGTACGCGAAGCTGTTCAAGGAGAAAGAACACGAGAAGGCGCCGGTGCATGCGTGGATTCTGGCCCCGCAGAGTGTGGAAGAACTGCCGTTCTCGCACGAGTCGGTGGCGCAGGTGATCACCTGGACCATCCGCTTCGTGCGCTCCGTCGAAGACGCGAAGGCGAGCGAGAAGAGCGGCTTCGAGCTGGTGGCCGCCGTGCAGGCGTTGTTCCGGTCGAATCCGACGTTGAACGGCGCGGTGTGGAGCACGCGCCCGGTGGTGGGCCGCGCGAACGGCCAGTTCGGCTTGCAGGTCGAGCGCTGGGCGTTTTTGCAGCTGGGGCCGGTGCTCTGCCACGTGGCCGAGTGCCGCCTCTCGACGCAAGTGATGATGTAGCGAAATAACCGGCATTCAACGGCCGTTGAATGCCAGCCAAAAGGAGGGAGAGCGATGCCAAGTCAAGCACGGTCGGCATACGGCGTGAAGCTGATGCGGAGCGACATGAACGCGCCGGCCACGTTTACGCCGGTGGCGGAACTGCGCTCACTCAAGCGCAACGGGCCGTCGATGGAAACCATCGACGTCACGAATCACAACCAGGCCGCGGTGAGCCGCTGCATGGAATTCATCGCCGGCTTGATCGATCCAGGGGAGGTCGAGGCCACGATCAGCTGGGTGCCCGGCGATGTGTCGCACAAGGGCATCTGGGACGACCTGCAGGCCGGCACGCTGCGCGACTACAAAATCGTGCTCTTCGGCGACGCCGAAACCGAAGCGTTTGCGGCGATCGTCACGGACTGTTCGCGCGACTTCGAGGTCGACGACGTGTTGGGTGCCGACGTCACGTTCAAGGTGAGCGGCCTCTCGACGATCACACCCTAGCCGCGCGCTGTGCCGGACGACGCGACGACGGAGCCATCGGAACGATGCCCACTTTTTCACAAGGAGGTTGACCATGCGATATTCTCAGTCTCTATCATTCAAGGCCGCGGTGGTGCTGGGCCTGGTCGCGGCGCTGGCCCTTTCGGCGCTCGTGGTGCCGGCCGAGGCCGCCCGCACCACCCTCACTCCGCTGTCGCCGCTGGGGCCGTACCCGACCTTGCCGGTGTCGGCCAACGCGCTCGACATCACCTGGACGGCGGCCGATCCGACGAACTTCAACCAGTTCACGTTCAACGGCAGCTTCTTGATTCTCGCGCGCAACAGCCACGCGACGAACGCCTATACCGTCACGCTGACCAGCGTGGCCGACAGTAAGAAGCGCACGGGCGACATCACGACGTATTCGCTCGAAGCCGGCGACACGATGATGTTCCTCGTGAACAACATCGAAGGCTGGAAACAATCCGACAACTTTTTTTATCTCACGGGCAGCAACGCCTCGGTGTTGTTCGCCATCATCCGGTTGCCCTAAGCGGCCGGCGCCGCTCTCGGTGGACGGTATGAAAGGAGTGCTATGAGCGAGACCCCCCTCAAGCCCATCACCAAGGACGCGGTCTTTGCCGCGATGAAGCCGCGGATCGTCACGGTGCCCGTCCCGGAATTGGGCATCGAATGGTACATCTGCGGCCTCACGATGAACGCCAAGGACGACTTTGAAAAATCCTTACTCGAAAACGCCGGGCAGGACGACCAGCGGGTCATTCTCGACCGCCTCCGCTCCAAGCTCTTGCAGAAGACCAGCGTCAAGGGGCCGAACGATTACAGTCTGGTCTTCGGCGAAACCGATATCGAGAAGCTCGGCGGGTTGCCCGCCGCGATCGGCGATCGACTGTTCGACGTGGCCAAAAAAGAAAGTGGCATGGACCAGGCGGAAGTGAAGCGGATGCTAAAAAACTCCGCCGCCGGCCAGACCTCCGCTTCCGCAAGCGGCTCAGCCTCGCCACAGGCCTGAGCGAAGCGGCGCTGGGGCAGTGGCCGGCGAGAATGGTGCAGGAATGGCAGGCCTACGAAACACTGGAACCCTTCGGCGAGCGCGGCGCGTGGCATCGAGCCGGCATGCTCGCCGCCGTGCTGGTGAACCTGGCGCCGAAGCGCAAGGGCGCCAGCAAACAGGGCGTGAAGGAAGAGCGATTCATGCCGAAGTTTGACGCGGTGCTGAAAGGACGCTCGCGGCTCACCGCCGCCGCGGTCCGCGAGCTCTTCAGTAGTTTGCGGCGGGATCAGGACCGGGCGCTCCCGCGCCCCTACAAGGAGCCGCACTAGATGGCCACCGTCGCCGATCTCGGGATCCGGATGGTCGCGGACTACGCCGACATGCAGGCGAAGTTCGATCAGCTGCGGGCCGACCTCGGCAAGCTCGAGGACAATGTCGTCTCCCACACGAAAGGGGTTGACCAGGCCGCGAAGCAGATGGGCGAGAGCCTGAAGTTCGCGGCGACCACGGCGGCGTCCGTGGGCTCCGCCATCGTGGGCACCTTCTTCGGGATCACGAAAGGCGTGGCGGCGAGCCGCGAGCAGATCGATCTGGTCGCGCAGCGCATGGGGCTCGCCACGGCGCAGCTCGAAGGGTGGCTCCCGCTGCTGAATCGCACGGGGGTGAGTCTCTCGCAGTTCGCCCAGTCCTACAAGGCGCTGTCGAAAGACATTGCCGACGCGGTCGCCGGCAAGGAAGCCGCCGTGCAGAAGTTTCAGGCAATGGGGCTCGCGGTGGAACAGCTGGGCGATACGCAAGCCGTGTTGGAAGCGCTCGCCGACAAGATG